TACCTATGGATGCAATACTACGATGGTCTTCTACAGCTTTACCCGGTAGATATATACCACCTTTAGTTTTGTCTTGAACATCAAGAACTTGAACTAATATCCTGTGACCTACAGCTACAGGATGATTCTTTTCTAATTTTTCTTCTATTAATTTAAATTTAGTTGTCATCGTTTTCAATATATTTTGCTGATTCTTGTAACAAATCTTTTGCTGTTCGTAAACCCTTTAGTTCACCAACAGTAAGATCAAAATTCTCTTTAGGAATTCTGCCTTGTTCAAAAGCATCTTTTATATTGTCGATTTCCTTACTAATCTTGTTTTTGAAATAAGTTATAAATTTAGTAGTATCCACTATTTCTTTTTAACTCTTTTCTTTTTAGCCATACCACCACCACGCATTTTAGCCATGCCTTTTTTAGTAGCCATACCACCTTTTTTCATCATCATCTTACTTTTAACTCTTTTCTTTTTTCCCATCATTGTAAATACTCCTATATGTTTTACGTTTAACTACAGTATCTTGATAATATTCTTTATCCCATTTATCATAATACCCTTTTTTGTGAAGAGTTTTTGATGCCTCTTCCAACTCATTATATGGTTGTATTAAAACCATATAAAAATCATTTTCTGTTTCTAAATTATCTTCTAGAAACTCTACTTCTTCTCCATCATCCTCTGGATGAAAAGCCATTAAGTATACATCATCCATCACAAAAGTATAGTTTAATGCATCAATATAGTATCCAAGTTCACTTGCTTCTATATTAAAATCATCACTAGCAACAACAATAAGTTTTTTATCTTGTTTTTTTATTGTTCTAGCTTCTTTTACAACAGTAGGTAAAAAATCTTTGCTTTGTTTTACTTCTACAATCTTAACTTGATTTTTTAATCTAGCTGATTTTGCATAAGGACATACAGCCCAACCACCAAGTTTATCACTTGGTTTTTCTAAAAAATTTTCAGACCAATCTAAAATTTCTTCAGTTATTGTTTTTGGCATCTATAATATCTTGCAAGTCATCTTCATGACAAACAATCCAAAATCCTTTTCTATGTTTTTGACACAAAGCTAACACAGTTGTTTTGTTTTCAGCTTTTGCCATTTCATTAGTTTTATCCCACAAAGAAATAACAGAGTGTTTATTTTTTTCAATCCTTTTAAATTTAATCTCTGGATTCTTTTCTATCTTTTTCTCTTTGCTCACGTTCTATAATTGTTTTTGCTCTTTCAATATCATTTTTTGCATCAATCATTTCTTTTTGATATTCTGCACGAGCAATATCACGTTCTTCGTTAGAACGCAATTTTTCTCTGTCAATTTCCATGTCAGCCAAAGTTTTATCACGATCAAGAGCCAATTTAGAAGCATCAAGTTGTGCTTTAGAAGCCGCTTGTTCTTCTTTAAGTTTAACCTCTTGTGCTTTAAGTTGTGTTCTTGCTGCACCTTCTTCAGCTTTACGCTGATTTTCTTGTGCTCGTAATTGTAAATCTTGTTGTGCTAATTGGAATCGAGGATCTTGAGCTTGTTGTTGTTGCTGTTGTTGTTGAGCCTGCATCTGATTAGCTTGTGCAATTTGTCCAGAAACTTGTGCTTGTGCTTGTGCAACTGCATTTTCAATATCTCTATCCATTGATTCGTATTCATTATCTTTGCCCGGATTAAATCTATCGTATTCTGGTGCATTTGGTAATTCAATATTAGCATTAGCCATAATAGCCATTCTATATTTGTGTGCTTGGTGTTCTTGTATGTGTGCCTGTAATGCTCCAGCTAATGCTTGTTGCATTCTTGGATCTTGTGGAATAACAGCAGGATCACTCATAAACGCTTCATGCACAGAAATATGTGCATCATGATCTTGCCATCCATATGCTTTAACAGGTTTCTGATACATCATAGTATAGTTTTCTGTTGCCGGATCCATTGGCTTACTTCCCATTTCTGGAATTAACATTTCATCTACATTCTCTACATCAAGTGCTTTATATAATCTTCTATACGCTTCTCGTAAGTCATGTATTTGAGGTGCTTGTGTAGCAGCTTGTATTTGTGTTTGTGCCATTAGCACTCTTTGTGCTGTTGAAAAGATGTTAGGATCGGATACAGGGAGTACATCGATTGTTCCATCAAAATCTTGTTTAAAGATTTGACGGCTAACACCTTCAACAGCGTAGGGGTAATCACTTGGGAGGAAATCGTGATTCGTTCTAGCTAGTATCTTAAATTCTTCTCTTTGTGCTTTATGTAATCTTTTATGAATAGAAGACATTACTTTAATGCCTTGTTCTAATAAAGCTATAGTTGTACCTACAGGTGCTTGTGAATTCATATCACCTGTTTGTAAATCTGTAATTGCGGCTAGTCTTCTACCTTCTTGTGTTATTGATCCAAGTAAAGCAGTTAAAACTTGCGATGGTTCTTTAAATGGTAAAGGTACAACAGATTTTCTAATGTCATCGCCATAACCTTCTACATCTCTAAATTCACCAAAACCTACAGGTTGATCTCCATCAACTCTCATTCCACGAGCTTTAAATCCACCCGGCAAGTTTGCAAATTGACCTGCATCAACGAGTGAACGTAAAATTGTTGTAGATGTTTTTTGTAAGTTTCCTAATAAGTGTACATAACCTAAACCATAAAAGTTAAAACCCGGTAAAAATTTGTAATGAACAAAATATTGCAATCTTTTAAATTTAGGATCTTCATCTCTAAAGTTTTGTCGTATAGATAAAACATCATTTGTTTCTTTACAAATAGTTACAATGTATGGACATGCAAATTCTTTTTTACTTTTAGGTAATTCTAAATCAACATGCATTTCTAATAAAGTAAAACGTGCATCTTTTGTATAAGTGTTACTAGGCTTTACTCCTTCTATAGATTGTATCTTTTCATTAATACCAGTCATAGAAGTAGACTCAGAAGATTTATCTTCTTCCATTAATTCTATGTCTCTATAAAAACCACTTACTTGTCTTTTCTTTAACTCATTGCCTTCCATACGAATAACATGAGTGTATCTTCCACTTGTTCTTAAATCAGTTGTATTTGTTGATACAACAAAATCTGTAACAGGAATAAACTTTGCTACAGGTCTTTCTAATTCTGAATCATAATAAACTTTTTTAAAGCAACTACCAACAATAGGTAAGTAGAATAACATTTGATCTAAGTCATCAAAGTATTCTTCCATCTGCTCTGTAACTTGATAATTCATAAAGTCTTTTACACGTTCAGCTTGAGACTCTATGTCTTTTGTTTTCTCGCCTATTATTTGTGTTTTAACAGGGCCGTTAGATGGAAATAATTCTTTTAAGGCTTGAGCATGAAATTGAACAGCCGCTTCAATCATTAATGGATGATGTGCAGAACATGCACCGGGAAAAGGATTTTCTATTTCTTCTAATTTTAAACCTAGAAGATCCATTCCTTTCTTAATTGTATCTTCCCAATCACCACGACTCTGTAAGTCTGATTCATAAGCAGATACAAGATCAGATGCTATCTCATCCAAATCCTCATCATCAATGTCTTCAGCTAAGTTTTCTGATTGTTGAACTTCCTCTATAGGATCTTCACCTATAACTATTTCAACTTCTTCTACAGAAACTTGATCAACTGGTTCATTTATTTGTCTTGCCATTTAGAACGATCCTTTAAAATATTTTTTTGCAATAGATTTAGAGTTTTTTTTAGATGTATAATGTGCAGAACCACTCTTAGGAGCAATAATTATTCCACCTTTTTTCTTTTTCCTAATACCACTTCCTTCTATAGCGGCTATGGTTGCCATTCCTGCCCCTGCCATTCCTAAACCTTTTAAATCTTCTTTATTAGCTTTTTTTAAATCATTTTTAACAGCATTGTAAGCTTTTTTACCATATTTAGATATAATCTTAGCTGCAGGTACTCCTGCTCTTATTGCTGTTAATATTGCAGGTATAAATTGCACTGCCACTAATATACACCTTTAAATTTAACTTTTGTAGTTTGCACTGGATATTGACCACGAGACACAGAGCCTCCTTTTTTATATCCTTTTACCATACCACCTTTTTTCATAAAACCCATTTTGTTACGAACTTCAGTAGGTAACTTTTTTAGTCCTTTATTAGTTGGTTTTTTTAACATTATACTATTCCTCCTATAGTGTCGCTTAATTCCTTTGCACGATTGGGAGTCTGTTTTGCCCAACGTGAGTCCAGCATCTCAATTTTTGCCACCGAATAATTGGGTGGTGTTTCTTTTAATGCTTTCCACATATTCTTAAATTTTGATACACCTGTAGGGCCTAATTGAAATACCATTTCTATAATAACACCTTTAGCTGTATCATTTATTTCACAACCTTCATAAAGTTTTGATGCTCCATCTTTTGCTTTTTCAAAGTCTTGATCAAATATACGATCTAGTTGTGCTTCTGGATACTCTTTATCGTCTTCCCACCAGTCTTCAACACATAGGTGTCCATAACCGATAGTTCTTTTTCCTAAAGTATCCTTGTATACTTTATTTCTAAAGCCTTCATGTTTCTTAATACTATTTTTTACCGTTTCCATGCCCAATAACTTCCTTTGCTTCCTATTTTTTCTTCTGGTATAAAGTCTTGATGATGATTAATAAACCATCCTTGTCTTAATCGTAGTAAAGCCTGTGATGTAGAATCTACTAAGTCATCATTCTTTGCATTGGGGAACGATGAACATTGTGATATAACATCTTCAGCCCAATCTCTATCCGGTGCCCATATCTTGCCAGACTCCAGAATAGGTGTAATTGAATGCACTCTAGATTTCTTATCTTGTTTCTTAGGATTAAAAGCTGTTATAGGTATACCCATGCGTGATAATTCTTGTACTAAAGATAATCCACTTGCCTTTGCCTCAATCATTATTAAGTCTGGACTAAAGTCATTGTATAAATCTACAGCAACTTTCTTTAATTCTGGAAATTCCCATCTATCTCTTTTTGATCCTAACAGAATAATGTTTGTTTCGCCATTGTCATCTTCAAATACTCCCCATGTTGTACATGCAGAATAGTCTGAATTTTTGTTAGAGGTATAAGCTGTATCCCACGATTGTAGAATAT